CGCATTTACTAATTCATTCAGCGTGTAGAAATGATAATCACCTGTTTTCCTATCTCTTATTGGTGTAAGAGAGAATATTTTAAAAACTTCCTTAAATAGGTCTGTTAATGCAAAATCAGTTAATAAAACATCTATATTATCATTACGTTTTACCTTTTCAATTTTAAATGTTATACCGTCATTGTATAACATACTATAAGCAGTATTATGATTCGATTCCGCTAAAGCATAATAAAATACTATATTTTCGCCTTTTTCTAAACTTAAAACTTTTTCTCTTTTAAATTCAGTTATTCCACTCTCTGGCACAAGTACATTCTCTACCTCATTATGTTTTGATGTAATTAACCCCACTTCAAGTTCTAAAATACCCGCATTGGGGTGCAAGTTATTAATTACTGTAGTAATCTTATATTCACCAGTCTCATTAATAGTGTATGGTTGCGCTCCCTTGTATGAGTATCTTAGTTTTATCTTGCCGTTTTCATTGATAAAACCCATTGTAACTCCATTAGAATACCTCAATCCAAGATTAATGCCTCCTCCCTCGTGAGTAGCCTCAAACGCTTCCCCCTCTGTACTATCATTATACTTTATATTAGAAGAGGCTATATACGTGTCTAACCATATTTGACTTTTAAAAAAATCTCCCACAAATTTAAACCCGCTCATCTGCTGTATAAGCCTAAACACTCTATCTAATCTTATAGATAAAGGCGTATTTTCAAACTCATACTCAATTAAATATTCGCCACTGCTGTTTAAAGTAATAGCATCATCTCCATAATTGGCAATTAAATAAATCAATTCAGGAGTTGTTATGCTATTATGTTGTGCAATGATATTTGTAATTGTGCGATTAGCCGTATCATCTAATAGTCCCTTAACTCCCTTTATATCTCTATTTTGCAAAAAAGTGTAGAGTTCTTTGCTGTTGTCTTTAAATTCAAAAATAAAATAGTTTCCTCGCTTTCCAATAAGGAAACCGTTTGCGCTTTGTACTATTGGAATACCATTAACATAGTAATCAACCTTGTGGGTCTTGTATGCTTCGACCTTGTCACTAAGGGGCTCGTTTGCAAATCCGAAAATAATATTATTGGTAGGGGTAGTAGGTAGGTATATAGTTTCTGAATACGACACCTCACGAGTGTCGAAATTAAACATATCATTTACCTGCAAAGTGTAGGTAAAAGGCTTTTGTTCCACATCTGCCTTTTGTCCGTTTATATACAACTCTATCATAATTGCGTAATTGTTTTAGGCTCTTGAAATTCTATTGTTACACTCAAAGGGTGTGTGTATTGGTTATTGTGTTTAAACTTTTGTGTACCCTCTACTACATTCACCCGTTCCCAATATTGAGGTTGAATATCGGCTACTTCTTTGCCTTTCCAAATATATATCTCGGGCGACACAAATAGCGATTTTATTTCCTCAAACTCATAATCAAGTACGGGGACTTCACTTGTAAGTGTCCACGTTTTCTTTGAGGTCGTTCCAAAAGGATAAAATGAATTGTCTTTTAATCCTACATACGTGCGTCCTATTAAAGTGCTGCCTAATGATTTTGTTTTTATCTCCTCATTGTAATCTTGTGAGAAAAGCCAATAACTCCAACCTCCGTATGTATTACGCCAACGCAGGAATATACCGCATTCTTCTACTATTCTTGCTACCTCTTTTGTTTCAGATGTTCTTTCTTTGTTTTGCATTCTGAAAGGGACGTTGCCTTGTATCTTTTCAATATACAAGTCTTTTTGCGGATACCCTTTGAAATAGGTTGTTTTCTTACATTCGCCTAATCTTGAATTTTCGGTTATCGAAATAGTAGATGGTATAATGAATAACGAACCATTAGCAATATTACCTTTTGATGAGTCTATTTTTAGACTAACAATTTTAAAATTATCTCCCGAAAAAGAATCTTCTTTCAGGTCAAACATTGATTTAAAAAGACTTGGCAAGAACAAATAAACTCCTTTATTTTCTCTGTATGATATATTGATAACAAAATCTTTTCTATCGCTTGAAGATACTGTTACTCTCAAATTTGTGTTATTTTCCAAACTCCATTCGCCTGTACCTGCTGAGATACTCTCTAATACAATAGCATCTTCGCTAAACGCTCCGTATGCAAAATTATTTTCTATTGTAAAACTCATTTTCCCATCTCATTTAAAAAGTTAATAATCTCACTTGTAAAAGTAGCCACGTAATTATACCCTACTTTCTCAATTATCTGTTGCACCCTCTCTGGTGTTATTATCGCATCAATAAAGGCAGGAGAGCCTCCCGCTTGCATTCTCTTAGTTCCATCATGTGCTATCGTTTTAGCAATTGCCCAAGCCAGTGCATTAGTGTTCATCTTCTCTTGTATTGGGCGTATACCCCTTACCAATATCCATTGTTCAATAACTTGTATTGGGGGCATTTTGCCCGCCTTGCGCCCGTGCTGCATATAGTAAGTGTAATCTGCACCGCTAATGATACCACGCAAGCCACCCCCATTGATAGGGGCTACTTCTACTCTTAGAGCATTCTCCCATTGCCCGCTCGCTCGCATATTCAATTCTTTATACTTTGCGATTAGGTCCCGTTTGAGAGTGTCCAACTCATCGTATAATATATCAATAGGCTCTTTCATTGTTAATCATTAGTTGTTATCTGAAATGTAACCAATACACCATCGAAATTATTATCATACAAGTTAATAACCTCTATCATTCGCCAGCCCTCAATTGTGTAATCTCCACAAAGAGCATTCGCAATATTCATAACAGCTTCCTTGCAGGGTTTAATATATTGCTCGTACTTACCCTCTGTTTGATTGTTATCGCTTTGCGAATTATATACCCTATCAAAATCAGAGTGCTTCAAAAGCATAAAACGCCCATTATAGGTGTGTTTCGTGGGGGCTGCATACTCATCAAACGTTACACTTTCTTCTAACGGGTCAAGGAAAAAGTAATATTTCTTACCAGCCTCTGTTTCCAAGTTGTGAAAATCTGAACGCCCGTAATCAAAGTGCCAACCGTTACTCGTGGCTATCTGTTGTAATATCTCTTTCATAACCTTATTTATTAATCATTAGTTTCTGAAATCTATTCTGTATATTTGTTTGAATTGCCCTATACCATAAGATATAATGCACTTCCAAGTAATTGAGTTTCTCAATATCGTTATACCTAAGAATATCACCACCTGCAAGGCTATCTATCATCGGCAAATCTCCGAACTGATCCAATTCTTTAACTCCTGCTTGTTGTAGTTTAATATCGTGTTCGGTAGGTTCGGTATTCCAATGCTCTTGCTCCATCTTCATTACCCTTTCTGCCTCCAAAGTGAGGAATCGCAAACAGCCATAAAATCGAAACACATTCATTCGCAAAGGCTCTTCCTTATATACCATTCGCACCACGTCTAATTTATCAATGCTATTTAAGCTCATCGTTTGCCTCTTAATACTATTCACCTCGCCAAATGTTAATTCGGTAATGCTCTCTTTCACTCCGTGCGTGCGCTTCTTAAACCAACGCCTGCGTGTATAGTTTGGTATTGGCTTTAATATTTTCAAAGCCGGCAAAAGTTCTTTCTGCTTTTCTTCGGACAATTGTAGAAATTCGTAAAGTGTCATCTTCTGAATATAGGTTTAAACGTTCTCTTAGGTTTCAAGTCAAAGTATTCACGCATTAGTAACATATCGCGATAGTCGGGGCTTCGTCCTATTGCTTGCTTCACTGTATCTTTGTTAATTACTGATAGCTTTTGCCCATCCTTATTATCACTTTTGATTTGTTCCAATTCTTCAATTATCATCTCTTTGGTGCGCTCTGATATATCAGCACTAATGTATATATCATTGCTATTGATACGCTCGGCTAACTTGTACAAGCATTGCGTTTGCAAATTCTTGTAATTGGTAGGTTGCCCGTTCTCTTCAAATGGTGTACTGTTGTTCTTAAAGCCTACAATACCCGTATTATCTACAACCCCTCCACCAATACCGTCCTCATCGGCAATACAATTACCCTTGGGTATATTATACTTCATTCGTAGCGTGTTGATGAGTGCTTGTATCTCGGTAGTCGCTGAAGTCGCCAATGTATATATCTCTATTAACTCCCAGCCTCGCCATACGCCTATAACGCACAAATCCGAACCAAAGCGGGCAATATCGGCTGTTAGATACATCGTGTTATCTTGTGGCAACTGGTCATTACTGAATATTGCTAATATCTTATCGTAATCACACAACGCATTCGGATCATCATCATATTCCCATAGACCATTGAGTAATCGTTGCTTCTCTGCACCTTTTAGAGTATTCTCCAAGTTCTGAATGTATTCCTTTGGTAGCATTTTATTATCATAAGGCAGGGCCTGAATGAATGCCCTTCTCTTGTTGAGAGTACCCTCTTTATAGGGCGTATAAAACTCTTTATACAGAAAATTCTTAGAGGGGTTGGCGGTGATGAGTAGTTTACCTTTCAAATTGTATTCTCTATTCTTCCACCGCCCTATTGATATTTTCAGATTAGAATAACTATCATAATCGAACTCACCGCCCTCTTCTATCCAACCGCGTGTAAATTGCATCGAACCAAATCGCTGATATTGTGGGTCGCTTGGTAAGTACTTACAATCTAATAGCAATACTCGTGAGCCGTTATATAATTCAAAGTAATTATCCTGCCCATTGTACTTCCACGCTTCTTGTGGTATTCCCCATCCATTCAGCACCTCGTGAATACTTGGTATTGTAAAACGCCTCAAATCGTTCAGCTGCTTACGGGAAATGAAATATTGTGTACCTGCATACATTAGAGCATCGGCTAATATCAATGAACAACCTATGAATGATTTGCCACCGCCTTTTGCGCCACCATATAGTACCTCGTCAATATCATCATTAGCCCACGCTCGCCCGCATTCCTTTTGCTTGTCATTTCCGTTGCTGTTAAATTCAAGTACCACATTCTTCATTGCTACTTAATAATTATCCCTGTTACTTGGAAATTGTTAAAGTCTTTACCGTCTTTACCAGTTACCTCTTGCTTATTTCTCAAGTTCCAATCGTCAAACTTACGCTCAATTATCCAAGCGTACTTCTGCCATTTTTCATCATCGCTTTGGAGTTTTTTAAATAAGTTCTTTTTTTGAATTGTGAGTGCTTTTTTATAAAGGCGACAAAAATCAAAATAAATAGAGTCTTTTACCTCTCCTAACTTCCATCTTTCAAATGTTCTATCTGCTATTTGTTGTTTTTCCTCCACCAAATCATTAGTTAGCATTCTTAACTCATCGTCGGTTAGGATAACAGCATTAATATCCTCATTGACGACTTTCTGAAATGCTTCTATCCAAGTGAGGAGTTTTGTAGGTCTCCCCCTTGTTTTTTTATCTATTTTTGTTTTATCTGCTTTTTTCATATTTGTACGGATATATAATTTTCCTATTTTTTTGTATATAATTTTCGTGAAAAATTGTATTTTGCTATTTCTGTATTTGATTTTCAATAACTTGTTGAAACTCCTCAAAGGTGTAACATACAATGTATGTATGCCCCAGTGCGATGGCTTTCTTCTGAAAGTCCTTTTGGTTATCAGTTTGGCGATTGCCTTTTACTTTCATTTCAATGTAAAGGCTTTTACCTTGCGGGAGCATTATTACTAAGTCAGCAACTCCTGGCAGTACGCCCTCTGTTTTGAGACGTTGTGCTTCACGCACGTTGCGACTTCCACCATTAGGGACAGCGTATATAACGAGGTTCGGATATTGGTATCTGAACCAACGTACGCAGGCAGTTTGGAGTGTACTCTCTTGGTGCTTCATAACTATCTATTTTTCACAATGCAAAAATACGAAATATAGCCTTAAAATCCTAATAATTTTTCAACTTAACAATTTGAAAATCAGCGTTTTATTTAGTTGTTTTAACTAAATAAAAGAGTTGGTAAAACGGCAATCGCCTGACTATCATACCCTATAAAACGCAAAAAGACGAGCGTTTTGCCCGTCTTTTTTGTGAAAATTATTTTGTTATATTTATAACTTTTCTATTTCGTACATTATAGGCATTCCTATTTCGGTAGCGATGTAGTGCTCGATACGCGCGCCCTTGCTGTCTTGCCAGCCTTGTAGCATATAGATAGCCTTGCATTGTAGCAGGGTGGCAATATCTTTAGCTATATGAGATTCCCAAGAGTCGTGCTCGGTAAGTCCATTTTCAAAAGGGTTCACTGGTTCATAACCTAATCTTTTCATTGCTTTGGCTACGGCTGCAAAGCGTGCACGGGTTTCGGTGAGGTCTGTACCGCTGATTTTTCCTGAGATGTAGATTTTCATTTTAATTGCTCTTGTTTATAGGTTTGTATGAGTGCTTTTACAAGGGCTTCACGAGCTTCCTCATAGGTTAGGTGGCTGTCTTGCTCAAAGTCGCTACTTAACTCATTGAGGTAGTCAATACAATAGGAGTACTCATTATCTCCATCTTCATCCCTTACGGCTATAACGCCGTGATAACCTTTACTTCTGAACCACTCAAATACTTGTTCCCAATTAGGGCATAGAATGCATAACAAAGGGGCTTCCTCATAAGGTTCTAAGTCCTCGAAATAATATTCAGATGTATCCTCAAATACCTTATCTAAATCCATTTTGAATTTTATTTCATCGCTTTTGCGATATACAAATAGACATTTTTCATCAAATCCTATTCGTTCTAACATAAAGGCTATATCAAAAGGGACAAGCCAATTAGGACAGTTGTTATTTTTCATCTTTTACAAATTTACCATTAATAATTTTACCTTTTCTGTTTTTAATTTCGTTGTAGGCAAGGTTCAAGCACTCCTCAAGGGTGGTGTCTTCCAAATGAGCAATACCGTTGAGATAGTGTAGGATACTAAAAACTCTAAGTCCGCTTGGTTTAGATATTTCTTTGCCTTCATTCCACACATAAAGGCTTATCAATCTACCTAAAGCATTATGAGCGTTCATTACGTATGAGATGGTATAATAACCTGTTACGGATAGATCAACCGCTTGCTTAATATACTCTATAGCATCCAATTCTATAAAGTAACAATAGTTAATCATTGTTATCATTACATCGCCTATGGCGTCCTGAATAGCTGGTTTGTCGTTATCATAACACGCCTTGATGAGTTCGCCGACTTCCTCGTGGGTTTTGAGGAGTTCATCAAAGGGTGTTAGTTTCTCATAGATTTCTCTTTCTTTTGCCCATTCTTGGATAAGGGGCACGAGTTCTTGAATTGTTCTCATTTGTCAATATTTTTAGCGTTAATAATTTTTCCTAAGTATAGTACGAAGTACTTTTTATTGGCTTCTGCGCCCCATTCGGGTTTACCCGTTCCAAAGCGTATTGTTTTTAATTCTATGGTGAGGCTTGGAGCATCACGAGCATAGCCATTGCGAAATACAACAGTGTCGTACTCTTTTCCGATAAGTCGAAGGTTGTAATACGGCTTGATGTCGCGGTACTCTTCTGTCTTTTCCCCTGAGAGTATCATATCAAACCATTGTTTTTGGATTGTAAGGTATAGGGTGTTATTCATTATTCTGTAATTTTAATCGTTTTGCTATTAATTCTACAATATTCACGGTTACGGCGTTGCCAATGAGCTTGTAACGTTGTGTTTTGGCAATTGGTTTTATTGTGCCATCGTAATTGCCATATTGCGTCCAATTCTCAGGGAATCCTTGCAGGCGTTCGCATTCTATCTCTGTGAGACGACGCATTCTACTAATTGCGTAGTCGCTGTTATGTCTTGTTAAAGCTGGACTAATCCCTCTTTCGTCAAATACTCTATTTTGTTGGTAGGGCTGTCTGCCATTGGATTCCTTAGACGGATTTATTTGTATAACAGGCATACCACTTCCATCTTGGCGAGCACGAGCAGGAATGGTAGGGGCGATATTGCTTTTTACTTCTCTAAATCCCTTGCCGTCGTTGTGTGTGCGATAAGTACCTACTTGTATGTGGGTGTCTTTCGGGGTATTTAATCTCCCTTTGATGTCATTTTCTGTGATAGGAAATACTCCGCACTCACTTCGTCCTGCAAGATGTCCGATAAGGTAAATCCGCTCTCGATTTTGGGGTAAAATCCAGCTTGTATTAAGCAATTGCCATTCAAGTCGATAGTCCCCAATGTTGGCAAACGCTTGGATAATCGCCCAAAAGTCTGCGCGAGCATTGGAGCTGAAAGCTCCTTTAACATTTTCCCAGATAAAAATATTTGGTCTGATGTCAGCAATGAGGGCAATTGCTTTTTTGATAAGGCTACTTTTGTTTCCTTTAAGCCCCTCTCTTCTTCCAGCAAGGCTGAAATCTTGGCAAGGCGATCCGAATGTGATAATGTCAATTCCTGTAAAGTCTCCTCCGTGAATAGAGGTAATATCTCCGATGTATTTTGCATTTGGAAAATTGTTTTTATAGTTTGCGATTGCGCTTTTGTTAATCTCTGAAAAATAGTGTTCGGTAAATTGGTAGCCAGCTTGTTGAAAGCCGAGTGAAAAGCCCCCAATCCCGCTGAATAGGTCTATGAGTTTCATTATTCTTTATACTTTCCGTTAATAACATCTAAGTGCTGGTATATCATTTCCGATAAGTCGTTAGAATACGACTCAAAGGCATCGATTAACACTTTATCATCTTTCATTGTTTTTTTGAATTGCTTGACTGCCTCGCCGCTATATAGTTTTAGTCTACGAAAGGCGAGTTTAAATTCTCTGCTGAACTTTGTATCGTCAATTCCGTACATAAGTTCATTGAGGCTATCAGCGTACGATAAAGCAAGTATAGCATAGTGTGCTATTTTCTCACGCTTGAGTACGGGCATTACTACTGCTTTATCGTGTTCAGCAATTGCGATATTCATTAGGTTTTGCGCTTCTTGAGGGGTTATATTTAGCCCTCTTGCACGGAGTTCTGTTATAAATTTATTGTTTTTATTCATTTTTCAGTGTTTTTGAGTTAGTAATTCCGAAAGTTCCTTGCCTTGTGTAATGAGGTGATTGTAAAAGAATTTCAAAGTATCTTCTTTTTTTAATCTCCTTATCTTTCCGTCAGGGTCATTGGTGCTGTTTTGAAAATGATCTATCAATGCCCTAATTGCACTATATTCCTGTTTATCCTTTGCCTTATTTTGCTCTTGTCTAAGTCGCTTCTCGGTTTCCGCTCGCATTAGTTGCTTGTCCTTTTCGGTAAGTGTAGCGAAGTAAGGTTGTAATATACCTCGCTGATAGAGTGTATCGTATACGGGTACAGACAACATAGGCAATTCCTTTGTTTCCTTGTACTCCTCAAAATGCTCATTGAGCCAACGAAGTACGTTTTTTTCTTTTTCCTCTTCTGTCATTGTATTTTGATTTTCGGGTAATTGTGAAATGTTAATGTTATGCGCTCGCTGAGTGTCTTGCAGCCATTGGCGATATTTTCCTAAAACCATACAAAAGTAAAATATGACAAATAATTTAA